AATTATGAAAATTTTAGACAGACTTAAAGCACCAAGACCAAAATTTTGGGTGAAAACAGGAAAAGTAGGTGTTGCACTTACAATTTTAGGAGGTGTATTAGTTACTCTACTCCCAATGGTAGGTGGCACTCTTTTAACGATTGGTGCTACAATTAAAAGTATTTCTCACTTAGCAATAGAAGATAATGGACAAATTAACAATTGATAGGATAGCACAAGCACATCCTAAAATCAGAGAAGAGTTAAAGAATTATTATATCGAATGTAATAATAAGTTACCTAAGGGTGTTAGATTGCGTTTTACGTACGTTTACCGAAGTGTAGAGGAACAAAACAAGCTATATAACCAAAGACCTAAAGTTACGAACGCTAAAGGAGGGCAATCTATACATAATTATTCTTTAGCTTTTGATATAGCTATACTACTAGATAAGGATAATAACGGAACTTTTGAGAGTATAGATTGGAATATTAGTTCTCCTTACTTTAAGTTAGTAGTCGAATACTTTAAAAGCAAAGGTTACGAGCATGGTGGAGATTGGAAAAACTTTAAAGACTACCCACATTTTCAAAAAACATTCGGTCACACATGGCAAAGTTTGAAACGTAAACTAGATACAGGAGATAGTTTTAAAGACGTAAACGGACTAACTTATCCAAAAATATAACTATATTTGTTGCTCGTTCTTTTCTAAACTTTTGCCAGAGTTTAAACGCAAGGATTAATTTCTTTGCGTTTTTTTGTGCAAAAAAGATTTTTATTAGAAAAGAATAGTTATATTTGCAGAAACAAAAACAATTGGCAATGGAAAAAGAAAAATTAATGAGTTATGTATTAGGTTATAAGCCTGACTACATAGATGAAAGTGAAGTTGTATTTACTTTCTTGTCCCAATCAGAATTACAGATTAATTGGAGAGGTATTTCACGTAAATTTTGTGTTTATGGTACTGAATGGTGTCCTATTGAACAAGAAGACGATGAATGGTTTGATGATGGTTATTGCTTTGAAACGGAAGATTTAATGGCGTTTGAAAATTTTGCAGAAGAAAATGTTTGTATTCATTGTAACGGAAAAGGAACTCAAGAAAGATTATATTGCACCAAACATGCTTCTGAATGTTGTATGTCATGCTACGAAACTGAAGAATGTGATTGTGAATTATTTTATCCTTTATAGTATGAAAAGACCTAATCTAATAGACCGAATAATGTTTTTTGATAGATTCGACACGGATAAGTACACGGAGTTCTTAGAAGCAAGGAAAGTGAAAGATATTATTGAAATGGAAGAAGATGAATTTAACTATAATTACGGATGTTTACGACTAATTCAGTTGTTTCTGTATTTCGTATTATTATCGTTAGTAATGTTTGGAATTTATAAATTTATTTAAGATGAAAAGAATTTTAGTAGCTTGTGAAGAAAGTCAAGCAGTAACAAAAGCATTTAGAAAATTAGGATTTGAAGCATATTCTTGTGATTTATTACCTTGTAGTGGAAATAATCCAGATTGGCATTTTCAAGAAGATATGTTTGAAGTAATTAAACGAGAACCAAAATTTGATTTAATGATTGCTTTTCCTCCGTGTACAGATTTAGCAGTAAGTGGAGCAAGACATTTTGAACGTAAAATTGCAGATGGTAGTCAACAAAAAAGCATTGAGTTCTTTATGAATGTTATAAATGCAGATATAGAACGAATTGTAGTTGAAAATCCAATCGGAATTATGAGTGGAAAATATAGAAAACCAGACCAAATAGTTCAACCTTGGCAATTTGGAGATAAAGCACAAAAAAGTACTTGTTTATGGTTAAAAAATGTTCCGAAATTATTACCTACAGATATTGTTGAAAAAGGTGAATTTTTTGAGTTTATAAGTAAAAAAGGAGAGAAAAAACGTATGCCTATGTGGTATTATCAAGCATTGCAAGACGCTAAAACTCCAGAAGAAAGAAGAACATTAAGAAGCAAAACCTTTCAAGGTATCGCCGATGCTATGGCTAAACAATGGGGTGATGTTTTATTAGGATTAAATAATGAACAATTAAAATTATCATTATGATAAACGGACATATTGAATATACACAAGAACTTAACGACGAAGAATTAATGTTAGCCAACAGATTAGTTTCAGCATTTAAAAAACGTACAAAAGAGAATCCAGTAACAGCACCAGAGATTGTATCTGGAGTTAATGCAAATATTACGCTTACTCAAAAGTTTTCAGAACGTAGATTAAGAAAGATAATCAACTATTATCGAGTACAAGGGATTTTACCTATTATAAGCACTTCTAAGGGCTACTATGTGTCTTTTGAAGTAAAAGATATAGAGTTTATTATTACTTCGCTTAGTCAACGTGCAAATAGTATTTTAGAAGGGTGCTATGGATTGCAGAGAATTATTGAGAAACAAAAGAAATAAAATATGAATTGTTCATGCATCGTTGAATTACCTAAACCACCAAAATTTTGTAGTGGTGAATTTTTTGAGAATGAGTTTATTATAAATAGAACTTTGGATTTTATTAAAAATTACAATTTTATTATAAATAATTAACTATATTTGTGTCGTGTTAGGTCGGAAACCATAGTAACACTTAAAAGTATTGCCTTATCAATTTGTAGACTTCCGACCTCTACATTTTGGTAAGGCTTTTTTTATCACTAAAAGTTACTGGTTATCTAAAAACCTTTATTTTATTATGGTAAGTTTAAAATTTCATGATGCAAATTATCCTCAAGATATGTTTGCTTCAATTAGAAAACATCCAAAAACTGAATTAAACCAATTAATTATTGAACTTGAATTTGATATTTCTCTTTCTGATGATGGTTATCAATCAATATCTTTAAATAGGGAAACTGCTATTAAGTTATCTAAAGAACTTCGTAAACAAATAGCTTTATTAGATTAGTTATGGAAAAAATGCAATGGTTTAAATTCTCTATTTCGGAATGGAAGATGGGAAAAATTCAAAAATGTACTCCAGAAGCTAAATCTTCATTTATGGAATTATGTTGTTTGTACTGGATAAATGAAACTAAACTTTCTATTGAAGATGCAATTATTGAATGTGATGAAGACAATTATAAAAATCTTTTATCTAAAAAAGTAATTAAAGAAGTTGGTGGTTTTATAAAAATTTATTTCTTAGATGAGCAGTTTGAAAATGCCTTAGAAAAATCTGTAAAAGCCAGAGAATCAGTACAAAATAGGTGGGCAAAACGTAATACGATAGTATTAGGAACGAATTACGATAGTAATACGAACGTATTACAACCGAATTACGATAGTAATACAGAAGAGAAAAGAAAAGAAGAGAAGAGAAAAGAAGTAATATATTCTTTCGATGATTTCTGGAAATTGTATGGTAAAAGTTCAGATAAGAAAAAGTGTCTTGATAAATTTCAAAAACTTTCAGATGAGCAATTAAAAAAAATAAAAGAAGTATTGCCAATTTATATTCAGTCAAAACCAGATTTAACATTTAGAAAAAATCCTTTGACTTGGTTAAATGGAGAGTGTTGGAATGATGAAATTAAAAATACAACTTCACATATTCCTTTACAGCAAAATAAACCTATTTCTTACGAAGATTTCATGAAGTAATTATGGTAAATGAATTTTTAGAAATTGGAATTGTTCCAAAAGGGAATAGACCAAGCCAGAAAGTAGTTTGTCCTAACTGCATTAGAGAAGGCAAAACAAATATAAAAGATACCTGCCTTTCGATAGATTTAGATTTAGGAGTTTATAATTGCCACAAATGTTCATGGAAAGGAAGTGTTAAAAAAAGAGAATTAAAACAAATGACTTACGTAAGACCTACAAAACAAAACTTTACTAAATTATCAGATAAGGCACTTGAATTATTCACAAGCAGGGGAATATCTCAAAGTGTAGTGATGGATAATAAGATTGTAATGTCAAAGGATGGTCAAAGCATTATATTTCCTTACATCAGAAATGGAGAATTAATAAACTACAAGCAAAGATTTATTGATAAGAAAGATTTTAGACAAGGAAAGGATGCAGAGCCAATAATGTATAATTATGATAGATGTGTTAATCAGAGTGAAATTATTATTTGCGAAGGAGAGTTTGATTGTTTGGCATTTGAAGAAGCAGGCTTTACAAATGTAACTTCCGTAAATCAAGGAGCACCCAACGAAAACGACACTAACGTAGATAAGAAGTTGGAATGTATTACAAATTGCTATGAATTATTTGAAAACACAGATAAAATATACATTGCAGTAGATAATGATGCTAACGGAAGAAGATTAAAAGACGAGTTGATTCGTAGGTTTGGAGCAGAGAAGTGTTTTTTAATTGATTTTAACGATTGTAAAGATGCGAATGAATACTTGATAAGGAATAATAAGTTTACGCTAGCAGAACTCATTAAAACAGCAAAAGAAGTACCTTTAGATGGAGTATTCACAGCTAACGATGAAAGAGTTGCAATGTTAGATAGTTTTCGTAATGGTAAAAAGAGAGGTCAGACTACACATTGGAAGGATATTGATGTTGCTTGGACTTGGAGAACTGGTGAGGTTACTATCTGGACTGGGTATCAAAATGAGGGTAAATCTTTATTTCTTCAAAGTTTATGTTTACTTCGTGCTTTCCATGACGACGAAACATTTGCTTTCTTTAGTCCAGAGAATATTCCTATATCTGATTTCTTTGATGATTTAATAGAAACATTTGTAGGTAAGTCAACAGACCCATATTACAGAAGTAATCAGATGGGAGAAAAAGAATATATGGATAGTATTGATTTTTTATCTGAAAAGTTTTTTATGATTTATCCTCCGAAAGATTTTGAGTTTGAAACTATATTGGAACGTGCAAAATATTTAGTTAGAAGAAAAGGTATTAGACACTTGATTTTAGACCCGTACAATACCATTGAACATAAAATGAAACATGGTGAAAGAGAGGATTTATATATTTCAAGATTTATGTCTGAATTAAAAAGGTTTGCAGTAGCAAACGATATAGGTATTCATTTAGTTGCACACCAATTAACACCTCAAAAAGATGCTAACGGAAGATATTTAAGACCAGACTTAAATCGAATTAAAGGAGGTGGTACATTTTCAGATAAAGCAGACAATGTAAATTTTGTTTGGCGACCTAATAGAGCGTTAGATTTCTCTGATACAGAAGTAGTTTTTGGAAGTCAGAAAATTAAAAAACAAAAATTGACTGGTGTTCCACAAGATATTTTAAATATAAATTTTCAACGTAAAACAAATAGATATTACATTGGAGATAAAAGTCCTTTTGATGATATTGATTGGATTTTAAGTAGGGTTAAAGAGCAAAAACAACAAGAAATAATATTTAATTTAAAACATAATACAGATTTCGATGAAGCACCTTTTTGATAAAGAACTTGTAGTTCAATACCATAGACTTGTCAAAGAAAATGAAAGTCTTAAACAAGAAACTAAAGAACAAAAGAAATTGATTGACAATTTAGAAGTAGAATTGTATTTAATAAAATCAACACTTAAAAAATTAATATAGTATGTGGAAAATTAATAAAGATGGTAAACAAATGGAGTTTACAGAAGAAATGATACCAGAAAATGCAGTTGGATTTGTTTACTTAATGACAGCAATAATAGATGGTAAATTCGTTAAGTACATTGGTAAAAAGAATTTCTACTCCGATGTAAAGACGAAACTTGGTAAAAAAGAAATGCCTACCGATAGACGTTTAAAGCAATACAAACGTGTAAGAAAGTTCACTTACAAAAATTACTATAGTTCCAATGAAGTATTAAAAGAACATTACAAGAATGGTGGTGAAATACATCGTACTATACTGGAGATATGTTACTCTAAAATTTCATTAACTTATTGCGAATGCAAACATTTATTCATCAACGAGGTGTTAGAAGACGAAAGTTATTTAAACAATAATATACTTGGAAAGTTCTATAAAACAACAAGTTAAGTGTTAATCATGAGATAATTGCATATTTTTACACAAAAAAGATTGTTTATCCACAAAAGTTGCGTAGATTTGTAAAAACAAAAGGCAAATAGTTATGAACGTAATGTTAAAAAAAGCGATTGAGTTCGCAGAAAATCTTGAAGGTAAAGCTACCCAAGACAAAATTGATGAGTTTCACAACTTAATCAGATGTGTTATTTCCGAAGTAGAAAACACTGCAAAAGTAAATTCTCCTGATTATGCAACTTTAGCAATGAAAACTGAACT